ACCATGAGATGATTTTTAACAATCTTCGCCGATTGAAGTGCGATTTCAGAATTGGGTGGTATTCTTAAAGTATTTGACAACGCGTTTTGATAAGAATAGGGCTTGAAAACATCACTCTGTTCTGGGCGGTCATTTTCTGCAACATTCGAGGTAATAATTAAACTCATTTTATATAATAATATATATTATTTTATTATTTCTAAAAATAAAATAATTAATTATATTAAATGAAAAAGAAAAAGAAAGTTAAAACGACCCATCTTGCGCCGATGAAAAAGGGACAGATTTTTCAAATTGACATGAAAACCAATTTGGAAAAAGACAAAAAAATCAAACCCCAAGAAATATTCGAGGGTTATAGTAAAAAAAAAGTTAAATCAAAATATTAATTACTCATCATCTGAATCACAATCACTGTCATCAAATACAAACTCATCATCATCATCGTCTTCATATTGATAGTCATATTCTTGGAGTTCATTCCATTTATTTCTTGCATCTTCCAATGATGGAAGAATGACAAAAATCCTTCTTTCCTTTTTCTTTTGGATCTTCCTTTCATTGTATAAATCCGAAAGACAATCATTTCGAATGTCGTCCCAAAATCGATTGTCTTGAAACTTTCGAGTATCACTATTGACTGACATATAAACTGAATGTATCCATGATTTAAGATATGCCGTGTGTTTCTTGCCTTGTTTATCTTTGATGGGTATTCCACAAAGTGCTGTTTTCTCTGAATCATAATAATCTCCCTTGTGTAATTTTCCCCATTCAATAAAATCATTTTCATATGTGAAGCCACCATCTTTGACAACACCATTCCACCACGCAAGAACACTGTTCCAATTCCTCTCAACTTGATTTTGAAGGAGATCTGTTTTCTTAAACTTCCTTGGATTAAACTCGCTAATATCTCGATTATATAAAACCTTTGCGAATGCTTCTGCTGGTGAATCAAGAATTGATTTAATATATTTATCTTTACCCTCTGAATCAACAATTCCAGATAAAAAGTTATTTAATTTTAGACAGAACATGCGACGACTATCAGCATTGGCACCACAGAACCAAGCATTGTTTGTTGTGATGATATAGTTTGCAAAGCATGAGATCATATAATTCTCTTTATTTTTCTTATTGATTGTTTGGCGTTGTTCTGTGATTTTATTCTTCACAATTCCTTCAAGTTGTTTGTCTCCGCCCCAGAAAGCCTCATCAAGATTGACGAGGATTTTTCCTTCCAATTGACCGTTGAAATCACCGAAAAGAAACTTGGCATTTGAGTTCTGGCAATAATGACTATCACCGATGATTTCTGCCATCTTATCAAGAATGAAACCCTTACCCCCTCCCTCCTTCGATTGTAGAGCAAGAAGAACACCCATTTTCTTGTATGGTTTTTGAAGGACATGTGCGAAATAATTCAGAACATATTCGAAATGATCTTCATCGCCGTCGCACCAAGATTTCAGAATATGATCGAGAACTGGTTTCGCGTCTTCTTCGTTTGCGAAATGACAATCATCTTTTGAGATATGAAATCCATTCCAAAGATTGAAAATATCTTTGGGACAATTGTCTCTTGGGTCAAAATCAATGGCTCGAACCTCACGACGGTCAATCCATTCACACCATTCCTTGAAAGGATTGATTTGTTTATTCTTTGTTTTTCCCTTTGATTGATAAGCAATACTGAATACTTCTTTTTTGTAATGGTCTGATGCTTTGGTTGTATTTTTCAAGTACCAACACTTATCAAGTTTTTGTGAAACAACACCAGTTTTTGTGTCTTTCTTAACAATAATTTTTTTATCGAGAATAATATATTCACCAGTTTCCTTGACAAAAATTAATTGTTGATTTAATTTTTCAAGAACTGCTTTCGTTGCACCCTTGATAAACATTCCACGGTCTGGGGGTTCTTCATCTTCTTGTTTGTTATCTTCCCAGAATTGAAGGCGTTTCGAATAGTTGGTATCCAATGTATATTTGAAAATTGCTTCGAGAGATGTTTCGATAATTTCTTCTTTGACATATTTTTCTTTTAATTTTTTTAAGAAAGTAAATCCAACCTTTTTGTCTGATTGTTTATGAGTCCAATATTTCCAATTTTTTTTGATGAGTTTGAAATCATAATTGTCCTCATCATTTTTGCTCCAATCATTATACATAGCAAGTCCAATTTCATTTCCATCGGTGATGTTGTGAATTGCCATTCCAACTTTAATCCATGTTTCATATTCAAAACATTCACCATCAGAAAGATCATCGAGAATATCTTTAATTTTTCCCATATCATATTTCTTTTCTTCAATGATTGGCTTGAACTCCATCACTTCTTCTTCTTCTTCTTCTTCGATGACTTGAACCTTTGGAGATTGTGGTGGAGATGATGGGGGCGAGATAGGAAGTTTTTCTTCTCCAACATTAGTGAAAGGGGTTGATTGAATTAGATGAAGGGCTGGATTGGTAGAATAATTGTAAGGTGTCTTAACTCTCTTATCATTGTATTTAGATGAATACAATGCTCGGAAGTTTTGTCCGTCGCTATATACAGAATTATCATATCCAGTTAATTTATCAAGTCCAACCGCTTCATTGAACTTTTCAAGATCAACAACCTTGCATTGATATCCAGCAACAACAATGTGATATGACACAGCGTATCCATTGAACTTTGTTTTCTTTTTATTGACAGACCAAGTGTTGGATTTTTCACCACAACTCGAAGAAATAACCAACTCGCCTTTATCGAAAATCTTTGAAAGTTTTTCAACAGCATCATCAAGAATCATTTTTGAAAGATCTTTTTTCTGTTCTTCATTTGTAAAGACACCATCGATCTTTTTATGTTTGACATAGTCCTCTTCGCTTACAAAGAAAGCATCGATATCATAGTATGGTTTCACGAGAGTGTCATGTTTTAACCATTCATAAAATGTATTTTTTTTTTCTTTATTTAATATATGTTTCAATTGTTCTTCTGATGTATCGAATGGCTCACACGATTCAAGTGTTGCCCCCGCAAAGTTTTCGATATCACGGAAACAAATTGTTTTATTCATGTTAATATTAATATCCGACATTTTATTCTCTTTGATTATATTATCCATTTTCTTTTTAAATAACTTTTCTCTATCCATTATATTTATAACATAGAAAATAATTATGGGGAATTAACGCAAATAATCTTAAATAATACAATATATATCGAATATTTAATGGAATAATCATATATTATACCCTTTAATCATATATTATACCCAAAAAAGGGTTTAAAGAAGTAATAATTTTAAAATTAATGTCTGTTTAAGTGCTATTTAAGGTATTATTTAAGATTAATGCCGTAAATATGATATAAAAGAAGTATTATTTAAGATTAATAACACTTAAAAAGATATATATATACTTAATTAATAAAGAAAATGATTAGGGAAGGTTCAAATGGTTCTCTTAATTTATATTATAAAAGTTTGCTGATTTCATCTTATCCTTTAACAAATAAAAAAACATTTGAAAGATATTTTTATCAAGGAGAATATCTAATTCGAAAATCAAAACATATTCCAATTAAAATACAAATAAAAACATATATCCAATTTTGCAATATGATCCATCGAAGAAAGTTCAACGGCGAACCAATATATAAATCAGATCATGAATTGTTTCTTAATAGTTTATTTGCTTTAATGCGATTAAATATTATCGATGATGATGAATCGAATGGATATTTAATAATGAATAAAAAGAAATAATTATTTTGGGAACTTAACATTGTATTTTTCTGTTATACTTTTATCAGCTTTTCTTGCACCTCCTCCGAGAATATAAGAATAAACTCTGGCTTGCGCCCAACTCTGTGGCGTTTGATTTGGTCTTGAACCAGAGGATCGATACGCCCCCTCGCCTTTTTTGAAGACTTCATCAATGGCTTTGAATGGAATGCCAGTAATTTTGGCAATATTCTTTTTGCTTCTCCCACCTTTCATTGCGTCTATTTCTTTTCCATACTTCTTATCGAACTTAACAGTCCATGTTGAACGGCGTTGTGGTTGAGATGTCTTCGGTCTTATTGTACCTTCTTTGATTGATTTGATTTGAGCCTCTTTCTCTTTTCCTTTAAGTGTCCCAACATATTTCTTGGGAACTTTTTTATCTTTCTTTTTCATATCACTGTCTTTCATTATTGAACCATCGGGCATTCTGTGAGAACCTTTGGGAACTTTTTTATCTTTCTTATACATTTATATTTATAAGATTTATTTTATTTCATCAATTGTTTTAATATATTTTTGTTCTATATCTACACATTCATCAATCTCATTACAACCTCGATCTGTTCTCCCTCGATCAGCAATTTTAAATGGTGAGCTTCTGTGTTCCCACCAAACAACACCATCATTGCAGCGCCACAAATAAATGATTCTTAAATTGGGATTCTTTTTTAAAATCTCATCTCCTTTAATTAATTTATTTTTACCGAAAAATAAAGTGGGATATTGTCTCATCTTTATTCTTCTTGTTTTCATCTCAATATAAAATGCGTCATTGTATTTGTCGAACTCATAGAACTCGCCCATCTCTGGATTATTCTTTGATCTTAACAATGTACCAAATATTGTTTCAAGATATTCATGAATGTCTTCTTCGGATTTAAATCCATATTTTAAATCGATTGCCTTTTGTTTATTCATTATACTTATACTTATAAAATAATTTTGAATTATACACGCAAAAAGTATCTGGGACAGATTGTCATTTTCGAAACATATATATTAAATAAATATTTCATTTAGTCCTTTATTTTTTCAATTCTATCCCAGACACTTTTTAATCGAAAAAAACAATAATAGGATCTTCTTTTGTACCAAACCTTATCTTCAATGATGTCAAAAAGGTTTGTTTCAATATTTTGTTATTATCAATCTTTTCTTTGACTTCTGGGGAAATAATAGGATTTACATGACTTCTATGATAGGGAGAAGAATTATACAATCGACAAGCCCGCCGAACAGATGGAATATCTCCCCATTTAATAATCGAAATAATATCATTATAAACTGCATCATGTGTTGGATATGTAAGATCACACAACTCGCAATGATTATTGCAGTATTTTATTATTCTTTTTGATTTAAACATTATATCATTTTTTTCTTGAATATTCGGTCTTTGTTTGGTTGTTTGATTTTGTAAGTATTCGATCAATTCTGTTTTATTTTTTATTTTATCATTATAAACACATTTTTCAATGTGTTGTTCTATATCATTGACAATCTTCCCCTTGCTTGATGATTTATCAATAAAAACTTTTAATGTTCGAAATAATTCGATTATATCTTTTTTTGAATGAGATTTGTCAATTAAAAACATTTATTTTATAATTATATAATATATTTTTTTTTTCTAATATATACTTAAACATGGTTAAAGTTCCCGATGGTGAAATGTCGCGTGCCGAAATAGTTCGACTAATAAAGAAGTATAATGAGAAGATGGGAATTGATCCAAAAGGAAAATCACGCGATCAATTAATAAAAGAAATAGAAGCCTTAAAATATAAAATAGATCATGTGAAAAAAGATCTTGTTTTAACAGTAAAACAGAAAACAAAAAAACAACCCAGAAATGTGAAAGCAGATCCAATCAAACAGAAAACAGCATTGCAAAAACAGAAGGCGGCAGAGAAGAAAGAAGAAAAAGAAATGGAAAAGAAAAAGGAATTGAGAAAAGTTAAAAAAGAACTCGCAGATAAAATAATTAATAGAGAAAAAGATATTAAAGAGAATACGCGTAAGAATAAAAAGGAGAAATCGAAAAAAATGAAAGAAGACGAAGTGAGACCCAAAGAAAAAGTGGGAAGACCCAAAGTCGATCCAAACAAAATTAAAGTTATTGTTCCAAAGAAAGATGAAAAGATACAAGTTATTGTTCCCTCTTTGAAGGGTGTTTTTGAATCAACTCCGAAAAAAATGTATGAAGTTTTAAGGAAAAAGTTTCCTAAAACTTTTGAATTGAAAAAGGGAGAACTGAAACAATTTGGAGATTCGGTCGGCGAAAAACAAGACGGAGTTGAAACATTAACCGAAAACATTGAGGAGGCGATGAAGAAAATGAGACGCTTTAAGAAATATATGGAAACATTCAAGAAATTAAATAAAGAAGTTATTGAAAAATATGGAAATGAAAACCAAACAAACTTTTATGAATTAATAGAAAATAGTTTTATTCCGCCACCCCAACAAATATTTGATGTTTGGTTTAAAAACAGAGTGGAGTTCAAGAATGCGGGTTTTGAACCCCACAACATAACAAAAACAAGCGATGAAGATTTTATATATAGCATTAAACTTAATAAGAAACGGAGAGAAGATTTTATTGATACTATGGGAAAACTTTTTAGTGTTGCTACTAATAAACTTGATGTTAAGTTTGAATAATTAATCTTGCGCTTCCTTGACATATGTATCCAATGCAACTTCCTTCGAATGTCCCATGATCTGATTGTCCTTTTCAAGCTCCTTTTTCATATCACCATATTTGGACGACAAATATATCTTCCTTAATAATGTTGAACTTATTGATTTTCCCATATATTTTTGAGAATACTTCAACAAGGTTTTTGATATTTCAATTCTTGTTAATGGTTTTCCAGTCGAGGATTTAAATAGAATACCCATTCCATTGATTCTTAAATAATATCTTAATAATTTTTTCACTTGTGGATCATCGATTTCAATCTTTAATTCCTCATATTTTTTTGATGTCTTGTATTTATTCAATACAAAAAACATTCCGTTCTTATGAACTACCAAATAATTTTTGGATTTCTTGTCTTCTTCTTTGAGTTTGTTATAATCTCTTTTTGAGATTGCTTCCATTTCGGAAACATCGTTTCTCATGGGGTACTTCGAATATATGGAGAACAACACAAATGCTTGAAGAAGATTCATTTCTTTTTTTGTTATATCATCTTTATTCTTTTTTTTGATTGGTTTTAATTCAGCTCCCATTTTATTTATCATCTCATAAACTTCCTCGATTGTTGCGAAGTTCTTGGATTGTTTATCAGATATAATTCCACTCTTGTTTTCTTCATCATATTTATTGTTGAAATCATCTCTTAAATCTCCATATTCTTTTAATAATTTATCATATTTCTCATCATGATTTAATGCCATTAATAATACAATGATTGCGTTCAAAAAGTTTCTTTGTGTTGTATAATGTAAAGAATCAATCTTTTCCATTACATTTTTTGGATTATCGAGGAAACCATAATCATCTGTATCAAACAATTTTTTTAATTTATTAAGATTTGTTTGGTACTGTTTCACGGTGTTTGTTTTTAAATTAGGACGAGCATTTTTGATTTCTTCCATTGGATCTTTTACACTAATTTTCATCTTTTATATATAATAGAAGATTAAAATATTTAAATAAAAACGATTAAAAAAAAAGATTATTTTTTCCGCGCATTCATATCTTCGATCAATTCAATAGTCGCTTTTTGAGTTTTCAAAATAGATTCCATATATTCTTCCAATTGTTCGATCCTTTTTTTTTGACTTAAATATTTATTTTTGTATTTTTCACATCTTTCACATTTCTTCGAACATTTTCCCCACATTTTATAATATAATTTAGATAATAATTTAAGCGAAATAACAATCGAAAATACCATTTTCAATTGTTGCCACCTTCTGCAATTCTACATAAACACGGAGCGTGTATGTTGCGGCGCCAAGGGTCGCATCATAATGGAGTTCGATCCCCTTGTTATTGATACGCTCTCCACGATTTGGTTTCATAGCAGTCCAATTGAAACACGCGGCAAGACCACTGTCTCCATTATTCTGTGCGTGTCCTTCAAATGTGGAAGTCGTCAGCGAATTGATTGGATTGGCGGCATATTGTTCCGAAGAAACCATGGGAACCAGACCCTCCGCTTGCTGGGTTGTGTGGAAATGAAGCGCTCGATTGTCTCGATCAACAGAGAACTCAAATCGATCATTGTATCTCATATTAATTTTAAGTTCAGAACCAGCACCACCAGATTTTGAAACACCATCACCAAGCAACAGAGAGCGCGAAACATAGTCCGCGTTTTTCTGTAAGCCCATGATTATCTTTGAAACAAGACGACCATTGCCACCAACATTGAAAACAAGTTTTGCAAATGCCGTTTGGTCTCCCGTTCTCTTTGCTAAACGATAATCTTTATATTGGAAAGATAATTTTGGATTCTGTTTAAGATAAGCTGCCATTATTTCTCCATCATATACAATACTATCGTAAATCATCTTGACTTCATTGCGATTGATCTGGTACTCAACTGCCGAAGTTCCAGCGCCAGCGACGCACATTCTGCGAGAATTAGAAGCACCAGCAAGTGAAGACAGAGTGTCTTGGAAAGTTAGATCAACATGGATCTCTTCATCAATCGCAAATGCTGGAATCTGATTCTGGGCGAGGAAGGGGAAAAGATCCGAAAGAACAACAGAATATGTGGGAGCTTCGGAAACCGTTTCCGCCGAGGTCGCGTCGTGTCTCTGGAAGGGGAGCAATTGGAACTGCTGAACCCCAGAAACAACATTGATGGTGGGATTTTTTCCATTATCAAGACCAATACGAGCAGCAGAATTGACTGGCTTATCAGCTACATCAGCGACGGAGCGGGCTTCATATACTGGGGCATTATTCATTAAACGCTGTGAAAGGTACTGTTCGCGTTCTTTGTTATTTTCATTGGTATCAAATAAAGATTGATAAGCGTGAAACGACGCATAATCATCGACGGCACAAACAACCTTGTTTCCAATCGTCAGTTGGGCGGATTTGATGAGTTGGGATATTCCAACATTGACTGGATAATATGAAGGAGTGGCACCACCATTCGTGAGTGGCGTGATTGCCAGAGTAATTTTAGAATTAGAATGAAGGAAACCAGAAACCCGCTGTAAAGTGAAACGGCATCTTTCTTGGTTGAAGGTCGTAGGATCAATTATGTCCGTTGAAAGGGTCTGTCCGTATTCAGTGGGGATTTCTCCGATTTTCATTAGATTTGGGATTCGGTCGCCCATGTTGGCATCTTGCGAGTCATCTTTAATGTCAGTCATTTTATATTAATAAAATATAAAATTAATCAAAAAATAAATAAAAAAATAAATTAATTCATAGAAAATATTCAAGATACAATTTGGACGCCACTTGGAGAAAATGCGACAACAACCTTTGATTTAATAAATAGATAAGCCGAAGTGGGGTTTCCATCAGTAAGACCATTCGTCATCTGGATCGAGAACTGGGCGCGAGAGAAATCAACACCCTCACTATCCAACATATCATATAACTGTCCGACACCATAAACGGCACCAGTATCGGGCATCAGACGATATCCAACATTGGCGGCGTCGCTTACAAGGTAATTGCGATTTGTATTTTCTGGGGAAACCGTGGTTCGGTGATGCATCGTCTGGGGAATAATTGCCCCCATGAAACCACTGATAACTTGACTATCAACAACAGATGTGAGATTGTTCGATGTTCGGACACTATCAACCTCGAAATGCTGGGGAAATCTTTCACCATTACGGAGGAAAGAAATAGTTTCAAGATTCGCAAGATCTCCGCCACCACCTCCACCACCAGTTGTTGCCCTCGATGGCATATAAGTCAAATATCCATCTTGTCCCAGATTATTGACAAAGTTCGAAGGAACAAAATTAACAAATGCCCCAAGAACCTTTGACAAGCCAAGATTGAAATTGATGATGGAATTGGTCGATTCAAGAGTTGAGAAATAAGAGGTGATTGAATTGAATGTGAAAGCACCAGTATCCGTTTTGGGAGACCCCTCCATAACTTCACATGTTAATTCAAGATCACTTAATTCATAAAATGCGTTTGAAATGTTCGCAGTTGTTCCATCAGAAGAATAGAAAAACTGGCTATCTGGCGCAAGATGGATTTCAATTTCAAGGGGCAGATCACGAAGAGGAACCATTTCCCCACCAAGCGTCAAACCAGAAGGAAGAGGAATACAGAAATCAGATGCGCCAGTACTACGAATGATGGCATCGCGATATGCTTGGTAATTGGGATAAATTAAATGAGTTCGCGAAAGATGACCCGAGACATCTTGCATCGCCGACATAACGGGCATATATGAAGACATAAATCTTCCGTAATGTCTAATATGCTCGATTACTTGCTTTGTTTCAGCGTGGCGAAAAACAACTTGATCGATTGCGGAATATATTCCAAGTTTGTGAGATCCACGGAGTTCAGATGCTTGGGCGGCAGTTGGGTGAAGAGTGCCAGCGGCATCACGCCAGATATTCAGTTTGCCAGATACACGGAGAGTGCTGGGATCAAGCATAGCATCTTGACGACCAAGAGACATGGTAAGGACTGGATTGCCCCTTGCGAAGGAAACTTTCCCAGAAGCGGGAACATTGTTCGGATTGAGAGTAAGATATTTCTTTGACATTTTACTATAAGAAATATAAAAATAAAAATAAAAAATTAATTTAAATTAATTGATAGAAATTATATCTTCTCAAAAATTGTAATCACACGAAAACGATGATTTGTTGATTTAACCATTCCAATCCTTCCAATTATCTTGAACTCGATTTTTTTATAATTTGGGAGAACTTGATCCAACCATATCAAATGTCCTCCCTTTTTCATGACCTTGAAACATTCCTTAAAAACAATATTTCTTTTAACCATACAACAACCATAATGATCGCAATCCTCAATTGAATATGGAGGGTCGGCAAGAATTAATTCATAAAAATCATTGGGAATAATCTCGCTCATATTTTCGGCATCTATTCCAGTGTTAAAATCAACTTTGTCATAATCTTCATTTTCCTTTAAAGAACCACTGAAAAGATGAAGTGTCTTTTTTTTAATCAATGGAAATAATGAATATATCCGATTTAAATATCCGTAAGGATAAGCACCATACAAATCCGTTTTTGTTGTATAATTATTCCCCATCACCCATATTCCCTCAATGCAATCTCTATTTATTATCAATTTTGAATATTTGGGAAAATCGTTGTGATATTTTTGAACTCTTTCTTCCAATTTCATTTTATATTATATAATATATTTTATTTAGAGAGATACAACGACCGAATCTCCCTTGATGGTTATGCGTCGAACATGGTAGATAAAACACATGAGGAGTTTGTCTTTCTGCGGTGCTTGATCTACGCCAGCAGTCGTGCTTTCATTGTAGAACAATTGCAGCTGATTGGATCTATTGTTTAGATTGGCGACACCACCATCGAGGGCATATGCTCGACCAATGATAAAGTTTCTGTTGTAATCACAGAAGGATCGAGGGAGTATTTCAGCATTTAGAAGTGCTTTTTCTAATTCAATCAGTGGCTGTGCCGAAATGGATTTCCCACCATTTATCTTTGAAACATCAACTGGTCTTGAAGGAACAAGTTTATCATCAATCACGAACTGATATGAACTTAATTTATCTATAATTCCAACTTGTCCCGAACGGATAGAATGAAGGCGACCATCATCTGCGAGACGCTCCTCGTCATAGGTGTTTCCATCGGCACTGATTAACTGTGCCGTGTTATAGACCGAGGCGTCGGTTGGTACAACCAAGCAACATTTGGCACGAGTTGCTGAACTGTCAAGATTAACAGTTGCATTTCGATTGCTTTTTAATAGAGAATGTTTAATGTTTGTTGCGGATAGAATATCGAAATCAATTGATCCACCTTCTCTTAATTTACAAATCATGCCCTCTTCATATCTTGGGTCGCATTCAATCTTCTGGCAAACAAGCTGTAAATCGGATAGTGTATAAGATGGCTGATATGCCGTGATTGGAGCAATTACTTGAACCGATGTGTCATCGTTTCTCGTTGTTCTCTTATCAACCGCCCTCGAATATACGACGAAGTTTCTTGAAGTAATCTCCACACCACCTTGGGCGGCGGCACCACCCGCTGCGAGATTTCTGAAAGAAGTTGTGGTTAATTTAACAAAATTACCAGCGCCAATTGATATATCCGTAATCACGACATCTCCATCAGTGATAGCATTTCCCCCAACAGTTAATCGAGCAGTTGCGAGAGGGTCGGTTTTAGAACAGATGCCAATGACTTCACCTTTCACAAAAGGACAATCATCAACGGTCAGCATGTTATTATCTTTCGCCAAGAAAATCTCGGTGAAATTAGTTCCGCCAGCAGCAGTGCCATTAGCCGCGAAAGAAGTTCCAGCGTTATCAGAACCGTGAATCAATGGATTCTGCTGCATTCTGCGATGACGATTGACTGAATCAAGCTGCTTGATACAGCGTGCCGCATCTTCTAAATCAATTTCAATGTATAGACCTTGGGTCATCATGACTGGAAATAACTTTTCACTATCAGCAAATATTCCAGTATGAAGGGGGAGAGAACATTTGGCTTCAACAAAATCAGTATCATCAAAATTGCGTGCCGCGGGAACTGCGGAAATAGGGGCAACATATGGGTTCGTTCTCGTATCGATTAAATTGGAAACAGATGTTCCAAGAGTTCCACGATTGGAAACCGTGGGAACCATGGCGCCTTCTTTTAGCGCTCGTATCTTTCTTAAATTGTCATCTTGATTGTAAGAATATTCCATCTGGACTTTGGTGTTGTAATCACTAATTTCTTCAAGTAAAGTTCCACGAGTTCCAGAATATATGCGAATATTCTTAATTAAACTCTGACCTCCGATGAAGGGATCGAGTTGGAGACGCGTGGGGATATTGTTCGTATCTGTCGCCGCTGGAAGAGATAATTTACACTTAAATTGTAAATAACTGTTTTTTCCATCAAGGAACTTCACATTTGGGGGGATCTCAAAATCTACTCTTGCGCCACCGCTTCCAGCTTTGCCAGTGTAAGATTGACCGTTGGTCGAAGGTACAGAAACTTGTGTTTGGGATAATCCGATTTTCTCATCATTGCGCCAATACATAGACATTTTATATTATATAATATAAAAATATTTAAGTTAAATAAAATTAAAAAAAAAATAAAATAAAAGAATCATAAAGTTCTCGAAACGGCAGTGGTTATTTGTTGAGCGCTTCCAATTCCTTTTCCTTGTGCCGATAATGCAGCGGTTTCTTTTGCTGTGCTTTCGGTACTATCCTTAACATCTCCCGCCGTTTCGAATGCGGTTGCTCCCAAGGATATTCCAGCACCAAGTGCTTCAAGACCAATTCCAACGCCGGGGATTCCCATGCCTAATACACCCGCAATTTCAAGACCAGATCCAATAATATTGCCAACATTTCCAACTTGTTGCTCCCAATTATTTCCAATGCTTCCTCTTTGAATATCTTTGTATATTTCCAGACCTCCACCAAGACCAGCAATTCCAATTTTCGTTCCAGCCTTTTTGAGAAGATCTTTCCCTTCTTTTTTTGCGAGAAGTTCCGCCGCCGCTTTTTCAGATGTTCCAACTCCTTCTTTTGCCACTTGTGCGGTTTCTTCAAGAACACCAGACCTTCTCCCAATATCAGCAAACTGTCCCGTTCTTTCAGCTTGGGCGGTGGTTTCAATCAACGGTTCCGCAGCACCTTCAACAGATGATGCCGCTTGTGCTGGTCTCGATGATTCCAATGCTTCTCTTGCTTCATTTGTTGGTGTTAATCCACCAAGCTCAACACTATCATCAAGAATATTAGTGTCGGCGCGAATGCCTCCCGCTACGCTTGCATCACGAACAAATCCACCAGCAAATGAGGAAAGGGGATTTGATGCGGCGGCAAATGTTTCTTCTGCGGTCTCTGCTCCGAGTTCTTCTAAACCACCGGGGAGATCTTCAATCAATCCAGAAGTTCTCGCACCAAGAAATCCTTCTGCTGGTGCCGAAGCAAGTGAAACATCTTCCAATGCTTCCGCGCCAGTTCCTCCAACGGTTGCCGCCGATGCTCTCATGGCATCTCTTGTTGATGATGCGACGCGTGTTTTTGCTGGGACTGACCCCGCATCGCGGAGTTCAACGGCAAACTTTTCTTTGAATGATACTGGCAAGAATTGTCCCCCTCTTTGAACTCCACCTCTTAATCCCTTTAATACTTTTTTCCCTTCATCTGATGCGGCGAATGAATGTGCCGCCGTACCTCCTTTATACAAGTTGATTGCTTGTTGTTCTAATCCCTCTTGATCTTTCTGATTTCTTACTTCATCAATATTTGCGGCAAGCTGACCGTTGAAATCCCTCGCTTGGTGTGCGAGTGATCTCGCTTCCCTTGACAATCCATTTGCTTGTGATATAGAAACGCCCGCTCCATATAAATCCATTTTATATTATATAATATTTAATTTTTTTTATCATAATTAAAATAATTTTTTCTCACCCTCTCCAATTTTAGTTTCAAATCGAATATATGCGGTGGCTGGATTTGTTTGAAGATCCAAATATAAAAATGAATAGGGAGCATCATTGATTGCTTTGTTGTATAATTCCATAAATATGTTTGGAAACATATCTCCAAACTCTTCATTTATTTTCTCCAATTCTTTTTGATTCTGTTGTTTCATGATAATCACATCGGTTGCATTGTTTCGAATTAATCCACTGACGGCACGAAATGATTGAGTTGTGAATGCCAGCAATCCTATTCCATAATGTCTAAATCGTGTTGCAAGAAAACTGACAGCATTTGATTTCTTAAAATCTTTTGTTAATATATCATCAAGAACTAATGCGACAGATGGTCTTTCAAAATCCTCATATTTCTTTTGAGTTTCAATTAATTCTGTAATCATTGAATCTTCATAATGGTCTTCACAATCAAAATATTTATTCATCAATTTTCCTTTGGGATCAGCATTCAATGTGTTCGATATAATTTTCACAATATCAAACTTGTCTTTGTACATGTCGGGATTACATAAAAGATTCACAACAAGATTTGATTTCCCTTGTTTTACAGACCCAATGATTAAAAGTAATGATGGCGGTTGTGGAAGATGTGGGTGAATGTCCGCAAACTTATCATCTGGATCTGGATCTTTTACTTTAAAAACCTTTGGTGGCGCTTTCATTTTTTTCATTGGTTTATTACGCGATGCCGCCATTCTCAATTCTTCTGGGGTACAATCACATTCATCTTTTCCATTCGGACAGTGTGGCATTTTATATATATATAATATATTTTTTAATCAAGAAATAAACTAAATATTAAATCCTCTGGGATTCTGTATCGATCCAATCGATTTGTTCCCCCACCTTTAACCATTACTTGTCCCGCGTCTAATTGTTTTTTTCCAAGACCAATTCCCATCTTGTGTTTTGAATATTTCATTCTTAATTCTTTTGTATTACATAAAGTTTTTTTTCCATCAATCATTTCATATCCATTTCCGCGAACGGTTTGATGTCTTCTGACTGCTTGAATCGTTTCTGTATTTCCACAATTTGTCTTGTGAAGATGTCTGTCCCCATTATCTATCAATATCATGTTCCCACAAGATCCAGATTTATCGCATAATTTATTCTCGAAATCTTTTTTATTCGTCCAAATACGAGTTCTTTTTTGATATCCCCAATCCGAATACATACAGTAATCCACATCATAAAATGGAATGTCTTTCATTATTTCTCTTTTCTTTAATTTTCCAGTTGATGGATTTTCAAGAAACCAATATTCACAATCAAAATAATTTATTATTTCAAGTGTTTTTAAAACTAATTTATCCGCTTTATTCATATTTTCTTCCATTGTTTCTTTTGTATAAATAATCCCATCTTTCTTTTTTCTTCCAAGCCAACATGATTGAAGGTTCGAATAATCCGTGCAAGGAGGAGAAGCCCAAATAATATCGAACTCATCTTTGTCATATTGTTTATAATCAAAATCCATAATATCGCATTCATGGTCTGCTGGCAGTAATAGATCAACTGAAACAGAATCCCAACCAAGAGCATCGCAACATTTTCCAACAGATTTAGTACCACTGAATAATTCCAAAACTTTCATTTATAATATATAATATATTTTTTTTTTGCGATTTTTACGGATTATCATTTGGCATCAAGATTTCTGGTTCTGGTTCGGCGCGGGGCGTCGGCAATGGACTTTGTGGTGGTGCCATCGGAGTGGGTGGTTTATTGTCTTTATCTTTTTTATCTTTTTTATCTTTGAGTTTCATTGCTTGATCTTTCAATCCTTTCATTTCTTCTTCGCTTGGTGGTCTTCTTTCACATTGGAACAAATAACAACAATTAACTTTACAATGGCATTTCGATTGCCACACGACCAAGAGCAACGAGCCAATCGCCCCAGCAACCATGACGACAAATCCGCCAAGTTGATCGACACTGTAATCTTGAAGTTGTCCTTCACTTTCACTCATTTTATTATTTTATTATTAAGATATATTTATTTTTTTATTCATATATAATAAAAATCTTGTTATTATCATATGGAAGACCAGAACCCATTTCGATCAAAACCCATAGTTGATGTGAAGAACTCTTTACACTCTATAAACAAAATGCTTAACGAAATGAAAGTTGATGTCATCTGTATCAAATCAGAAATAAAAGAATTAAAACATATTATCAAAGAAAAAGAAAAGAAATCTGAAACAATCTCTGGGGGTTGGTGGATTTATTAATCTAAATAATGGAAAGAAATATTTATCTCTCGTAATACTTTTTTTGAGACGCAAATCATAAAATGTAATAATATTTTATGATGCTTTACTATCTCATAAATTAATTTAAATATAATATTAAAATGAAAAAAGTGTCTGGGATAGAACGGTCAAAACATTTGTCAAAAGTGTTTTGCTTTTTTTTATAATGAGTTTATTTTTTCATTTTATCTCGAACATTTAGATTTATACAAAATATCGATTAAATAGAAATAATAGAAAATATAGAAAATTAAAGAAAAATAAATTATTTATAAATGAAATTAAAATCTATCTTTATTGTAAATATGGCACATTTACTTCCCACCGTAAAAATGGATTTTATCCCAAGTGATGATGAAGATCCAGAAGAAGAAGGCGTCAGCCTTCAAGTGAATGATGTTGAGGAAACCAATATAGAAGAGAATATTATTCCAGATGTTAAAAAGAAATCAGAGGATATGAATGTTAATGATATATTCAATATGCCAGATAACATATCACCCATCAACGCGCAAGGTACAGAAGCAACTCCGAATCTCACAAAGAGGGGAAAACCAAGAAAGAAGCGACCACCCATGAGTGAAGAACACAAAGCAAAATTAAAGCTTGCAAGAGACAAGGCACTTGCCGTTCGAAGAAAGAATGCCGCAGAAAAGAAAGAATTGAAAGATCTTCAAAAAGAAGAAAAAGATCTTATAAAAAAAAATCAAATTAAAAAAGTTAATAAATTAAAGAAAGAAGTTGGGTTTGAAGAAGAAGAGCCACCCACTCCGATTGAAAAACCAATTAAAGAACCACGCCAAGCTCCCAGAGAATCATCATATCCAACTTCAACAATTACAAAAAAAGATTTAGAAGACGCGCAACTTGAAGCAATCATCAAATATGAAACAATTCGAAAACAAAGGAAGAAAGAAAAACAAGAAAGATTGAAACATGAGAACGAACAGAAAATGGTTCGTGAAACATTGATGCGCGCCGTTGCCCCTCAAAATAACTATAAAACAAATAATCCATTCGGAAATTGTTATTAATATTTAAACAAAGATTATGTATAATTATACATAAAAAAAATGAATAAACCGAGTGTATCGAGAGCATTGAGAGGTTTTAAAGAAATAATCGATATGTTAAATGAAATGCTTGAAGGATTACAAATAGAAAATAATGAATTAAAAAAAGAGAATATTATGATGAAAGAAAAGATAAATAAGATGCAAGAATTATTAAGTTAAATTAAACATTTTTTTATATTTCTTTATATTAGTATTGCGAGATGTTGAATCCCCCCACAAAATATAATATGAAAGATGCCCCGCTGACATATAATTCCCCTTCGCCAAATCTTTTCTATGACGAGTTCTGTATTTTTTGCGTTGTTCTTTGTCTTTCGTTAGGATATAATCTCCGTACCTACTATCACCAAATTGCGTCGTTTTTATCTTCTTACCTTTCGCGTCATAAAAGATTGCTTTGAGCTTTTTATTTTTTGCAGTTCCTTTTTCCACAACCATTTTTATCATGTTTATTTATTATGATAAAATATAAAAAAATATGTTAGTAAATTATTTTAAAGAATGGAATCCATTGTCATCGACCGCAACTTCATATTCCTCCTCTGATACCGCTGAACCTTCATCATCACTTAATGGATCCTTTTTTGTCCTTAAAGGTGGTTTGTATTCCTCATCAATCTTGATATGTTCTTTGAACTCTTGAATTAAATCGGGTCTTCCATGCATTGCAAGAATTGAAACAATTTCTTCACTTGATATTTTATCCATTTATAATATAGATTAGAAAATAATTTTGAAATTAAACCCAAAATATTTTCGCAAGTTCTTCGAATGTTTTTCCTTCCTCTATTTGTTTTTCAACTTCTGCCATAAAATCTTTAAAATCCCAATCTTGTTTCTTTAAAGGCGAAGACATAAAATCGGCACGCCAATCGTCATCATCTTCAACCTTCAAATCCTTTGAGAATAAAACCGCAATATCGCTATCCGAGAACATATCAAATCCAGATTTCATTTATATATATATAATATATTTATTTATTTTTTTAATTAAATTATTTTTTCTTTTTTTCTTTGTCGTTTTCTTTTTGAGCTTGTTCCATTATTTGTTGAATAATGTTTTGAGGTGTGTTTTTGTTTTTCTCGATTTTATAGACTACGGCAGATGTTGAATTGACATTGCTATATTCTCCATCTGGATCATGTATCGATGTTGTAATCTCTGAAAGAATTGTTGGCTTGGTAATGGTGAAAATCATTCCAGAAGGCGACCCCATGAAATAATCATTAGCAGCGGAGTACTTATCTATAATATCGATAAGCGGAAGATTGGCTCCCGTTGGATTTCCTCCAATCGATGAATAACCTTGGATCAAAGATGATCTTATTGTGTAATATGGTTTTAAAACCGATCTTTGAAGATTGGTTGCAATCAATCCAATTGATTCAGTTTTGACGGCAACTTCTGGGAAAAATGTCAATGGAATGCCAATTGCTCCCGTCTTCTTAAATCTATATATTTTTGTTCCAGCTGGCTCTTCTCCCAATTCTTCTGTTTCATAATTGATGATATTTGATGGATAAGGTAGTGATGTATAAAACATATTTGCTCCAAATTGATTGCAAACATAAGTTTTCGTGTCAGTCGATGAAACTTCTGCGTTTGTTGTTGGACGATATAAAGCATCATTGTTGTCATTATTTACTCGTTTTGTCAGTACATTTTTTGCTGATGGTGGTGCGACAACTGTGTCATAATCAAAACCAAGAATATCCCACATATTATTCGTCCAATGATCGTATTTATCGGGAGGCGCCGCATCTTTTTTATCATATCCCCAATAATCGATATATACTCCACCATGTGCGTCAAATATTTCATATGGTTCAATATTAACATTGCTCCCTTCAATTGTATATGTATTGTTTCCCGTTTTCAAAAAACTGTCTTTATTATCGGCGTTTTCTTGACCCAGTTGATCGGCACTTTTAGGATAAGCAACTCCACGATATGCTTGATTGGCGAAATTGTACGGTTTAAAGGTTGGAGAATATCCAAATTGTGGAGGTCGAGGACATAATTTATAAACTGTCTCACCAGCATCTGCGTTTCTGTCGGGTGGTGCGATAATTCTTTGCGTTGTTGATTGTGGGGGAGTTAAACTTTCATTTGTGATTGATGTGGCATCAGAACCCGCATAATATTTATTTCCAACATTATTTCCCGTATGTAATCTTTTGAAAACAAATCGATTGAGTGTTGTGTCATATTCTAATAATGGATTATTTGCCCCAACATATGTCATCGTTTGATATGCTCCAATATCAACACCAGCGTCCGCATTATTCATATTATTCAGATATGTTGTCGTGGGTGTTAATTGTTGATCTGCTGTCCCCCCTCCAACTGTTATATTCCGAACCTTTGTCGGTATTCCACAATTAGAATATCCAGAATGTGGCGTGATAATACAAGTTGAATAAGCTGTGGCATGTTTATCAAATCCAATTCTTGTTTGAGCCAATAATCTTTTCACCCCTCCAATCAATGGTTGATGCGTCCAAAGATTTTTTGATAAACCACCTCTTGTTCTTGTTCTTAATCCTATGACATAAATCTTATTAAATGTGCCGTCTGCTTGGTAATCTTCCATTTCAATGACTTCACAAAATCCAAACATTAATTTTCCTTTTCCTTTAAAATCATAATCCTTGGGTTCAATATAAAGATCACGCGTGGATTCATCATATTCAAAAAATATTGCCGATGATGATTTATTCACATTTTCTCCACCAAAACCTTCTTTGAATGTGTCTTCTCCGAGCGAGTCTTGATGTGGTACAACATCTGCCCTCGATGACATTCTATTCATATGCATGAATCTTGAATTGGTGATGTCTGGATAAACTCCTTCTGTGAGATCAACATCGGTGAGTTTGTAGTCATCAGTTTGTGGGAGGTCGTCCCAGATTTCGGGATAGTATGCTTGGGAATCTAAAAAGTCCCGAATGATTTCCAAGTTTTCTTTTGTATATCTGACATTTAATGTTATATCTGTATTGCCAGCGTCAAATTGTGCTTGTGTTGGTGTGTATCTTTGGGGGGGATTGGTATTATCAATTAAATTGGCAATTTGAAATCCATATTCTGGATTGTTTGGGAAATGCTGTGTGATCTTTATTGCTCCATTTGGTGCTTCTCCGATTGCAAGTGTAGAGGGGACAATTATATCGACCATGGTTCGCCCCGCTTCAAATATTTCTGGTCTCTTAACTCCAATATATCCAAATTGAGAAATCCAATCAACTTGGGCTTGGGTTGGATTGCCTCCATTATATAATATAAAAGCGGAGTGATTGGCGGCATTGTAATTCCAGAAGGTGGCACAATCGATTGGTTTATATGTTGAACTCTCGATCTTCTTTGTGATAGGACGATTAAATCCGCCGCCATCTAATATTTCAAATATTTCTGGTGTCTTTGTTTCTGTCAATTTTTTCGTGATTTGTTCGGCAACTGCTGCTGGCGTGTTGAAACCTTTGTTAATTTCAATATCCACTCTTTCCCTATATCTTAAATAATTACAAGTGGAAAACACACCATTTGGTGTTTTTGGAAATTGTGTTCTTGGTGTGACTAAAATATCGGCAGAAAAACAAAAGTTTTGTTTGATAAACATTGTATATCTTTGATTATTCACTCGTTGTTTATAAATTATCGCGTTTGAATTATCCAATCGTTTCGCCCAGTCGCTCTCCATATACATTTCGGGATTGACTGTGTATTTACAAGCTCCTTCTGCGACATTGTCTTTATTATTGTAAAATGCGGGTTCGGTGGGTTGAACTGCTCTTGTTCCAGATTGAGAAAAGTTTCTTGGTTGTTGAATATAATTTGGATATTCATTTGCTGTGATATAATATCCAAATATCATGGGGGCAAGATTATCTCGAAGATCCACTTGTTGATTTGTTTTTAATGTCGCATCAACTGTTCGATGGTTTCCCAACCTATAATTGGCATTAAATGTTGTTGCTTTTTGATAATAAAAATCAGATTTCACAACTTCAATATAATTTGGAATTGTCTGAAATCCCTTTGATTTTCCAGAGAACTCAATTGTTGATGGATTACCAGCACCAATTTCATTTATGAATGCCCGCTCAACTGATACTCTATCGCCGACATCAAGTTTCACTGTCTGTTGCAATGGGTTTGTAAATACGGCGGGATTTGTTTCATTTCCCGTTCTTGCTTCGACAGATGCCGACCGATTACAATTTAACAATGTTAAATCTGTATATTCACTCATGTTTATATTATGAGATATAAAAAAAATACATTAAAAAAACAGATAATAAAAGATCATTCTATCTCGGACACTTTTATGAAATTATTTTCACGAAGAAGTTCCATTTTTGTTGGGTGCTTCTCTTCGAATGTTTCAAGTCTATCTCTCTTCTGATAATATTTATATAAGTTCTTTGCCGAAATCAAGTCTTTATTATTAATATATTTTTCTTTTTTCTTATCTTTGTTATTTTCATAATGTTGCTTGGCTCTTGCGCGGTTCTTAATCTTGAAATCATCTTTGTTCTTTGATACTTCATGATAATATTTATTTTCTTTTTCTCTTTTCTTTTTGTAAGATTCAAGGATCTTTTGGATTTGCTGATCGGTTAGATTCATTTTTATATATATATAATATATAGATATTTTTTTAAATAATTTAAACTTACATTTTTTGACGAATATGGAAACATACAATTGTTTTTCCGTTCAATGCCGTACAAAAAGTTTCATTATCATATACAATATCAACATCGAACGAATTGATAACCAATTCATCTGGATTGTTTAAATCAATATATGTTTTCGAATTAGGTTCGAAATATAAAGCGCCCGTTTCATTTCCACCATTATCGAAACGAGGAAGATGAGCCACAATCTTTGACACAGAACCTTGACGAGCATTGATAGACATTTGAGTGAAATTATTTAATCGAACAAATAATGAAGCACCAGATGTCAATGCTGGTACAACTTCTGATTGAATATTGACAAGAATATCGGTTGATGAACTTTCTGGTTCAGATATTGGACGACCCATGAAACCAAGTGTCTGTTGAGAATTGCAATCTTCGGTTCTATCAGCTCCATATTGATTTGATTTAGCGAGGATCAATGTATTTGAATAATCCTCCATTCCTCCGCCAGCATTAATTACTTTTGGAGCAAGGAGACCTTGATTTGTTGCTCCTCCCAAGGTGATTGCCTTATCATTCCAAAATCTCTTTTCAACATCTGTCGCCCAATGTTCCAATCCCTCTTTTTGTAATTTTCCCCACCATTGATATTTGAAATATTCTGTTTCTGAAAAAACTGGATAATTGTTATATGATTTTATCTCTTCGATCTTCATTGTTTTCCCAGTTCCACGACTTGCTGACATGACTGGATACATCGCCCACTTGGCGCAATTGATAGGATTGACAACTTGATTCTTAATAGCGCCCTTTGATTTAGACACAATGAAATCGGTGAGTAATTTGTAAGAATCCGCCGCAGTACCAATAAAGATAGACATATGCTCGTTTTCCAACTTGAACTTAATTTTCACATATTTTTCCGCCGCCATGGTAGTTTGAAGATTGTAGCGCCCATTGGGGAAGTTCGCGTTGTGCGCTCCATAATAAATAACTTCATTCATACATAAATGACCCGACGAATCATTGCCCCCACTATTGACGCCCGACTGATAAACATAGAGTGAAGCACCAGCACGCATAACACATATATCGGCAAAAGCTATATTCCCACCCCTTGAAAAATGCGAACCAACATTTGCTACACGATTGACATTATAACTGCCCGGCGCATAAACAGATTTGGTGGGACTTATTTTTAATTCTTGATTTATACGAGATAAACCACACATGAAGGGAGATTGTGCGTCGGTTGTGTTCGCATCACGGAAATCAAAAATAACTTCACCAGCATTCTGTGCGATGGGTTTGTGGTCGTATCTTACTTGGAAACCCTTTGAGTTTGTTGATGTGATGACACCAGCCGAACCCGTTGCGTCAAATGGAAAGGAAGCTTGTGGGAAAGCGGAAATATTCTTGAACTTGTTATTATCAATTGGGATAGCACTGACTGCGATCTGCTGTGCGAAATCCCATTTATATCCCGAGAACTTCCCAGTCGTATCAAATAGAGGGTTGCAATTAATCGATGCCTTTGCCCCCACTTCTGTGGCATCTTGTCCGATTAATGATGGGTGAAAGGCAACTTCACGGATCGATGTTTGTAGATCATCTGCGAAATCCTCTGTATTAACTTGATTCCTTCTTCCATCGTCAAATGCTTCCCCAGTTCCACCTAACGCAAAAAACGGAGTACTGGTCGAACTTTCAATGTCTTCGATTTCGGTTGCCTCTTCTCCGACGGGAGTTCCAAAATAATGACAATATCCACTATTTGCTCGATCAACAACCATGAGATGATTTTTAACAATCTTCGCTGATTGAAGTGCGATTTCAGAATTGGGTGGTACTCTTAAAGTATTTGACAACGCGTTTTGATAAGAATAGGGCTTGAAAACATCACTCTGTTCTGGGCGGTCATTTTCTGCAACATTCGAGGTAATAATTAAACTCATTTTATATAATAATATATATTA